GCAGATACTAAAGTAACAGGCGCACAATCTACACCGGCTTTCATTGAGAAAATTGATATTTTCTCAACTAAAGATCCAAACAGAAGTGTCTCTGTTGTTAATGGAACAATTCAAGTAATGTATTATGAAAGTCTTTTACAAGATACCATAGTGGCAACGGTTTTGTTCACAGATACTGGTGATGCTATTGATGAAAAAAGTGCCGTTGAAGGATTGCCTATTGTTGCATCTGAAAAAGTGCTCCTTAAAATTAAAGATAATAATGATGTGCAGTTGGATTTAACTCTTTACAATGACAACTCTAGTTCTGTTGGAGATCAAACAACTAAGGGTGCTGTTAATCTAAGATTGGTATCAAAAGAATTTCTTTTAAATGATGAAGTAAGCGTTAATAAAAGACTTGATGGGAAGATATCCGATAGTGTTAAAACATTACTAACAGAGTTTTTAGAAACAGAAAAAGATGTTTCTGATATTGAAGAGTCAAATAATTTAAATGTGTCACCCAAAAACTGGAAACCAATTTACACAATAAACTGGTTATCAAAACAAGCAGCACCAACATCAGTCACTCCTATTGGTAAGACGGCAGGATACTTTTTCTTTGAAACATCAGAGGGATATAAGTTTAAATCAATTGATACTCTTCTAAGTCAGGAAAAGAAGAAATCAATTATCTATAACGAGACACCAGACTCAAGAGGTGCTAATATACCTGAGGGGTATGATTTAAAAGCAATCACTTATTTAAAAAAGAATAAAATTAATACTCAAGCAAAACTAGAGGCAGGAATTCAATCGACAAGACTAGTTGTCTTTGACCCGTATACATGTACATACGAAGTTTTAACACCTAATGCAAAAGGTAGTGATGGAACCGAAGGATCTTTAAAACTTGGAGGAAAAGAATTACCCACATTAAATCCAGAGTTAAATCGTGAGGGTAAAAATAAAGATTTCTCCAGAACAACATATATGATTCGTGATACCGGGACACAACCCACAGGAGATACAAAGGAGCAAATTACAAAAGCAAAAGAAGAAAACCTTAAACCAGAATTGATTATTAATCAAGCAATCATGCGCTATAATCAGTTGTATACCACTGAAATTGAAATAACAATACCAGGAGATTTTTCCTTGCATGCAGGTGATGCTGTTTACTTTGATGCACCATCACCGCAAAAGGATACAAAGAATGATGATATAGATCGTCAAATTGGAGGTCTATATATTATATCGGCATTATGTCATCTTGTTAATTCAGTAGGAACTTACACTAAATTAAACTTAGTAAGAGATTCTATTGGCAGAACAGGAAAAGCGAAGGATCCTACACCTCAATCAGGAAAACCTGTAACTCCCACGTCTATTCCTGGTGTGCAACCTTCCGTTCAGAGAAAATCATTTAGCAGCACATCAACATTTTAATAAAACCTATGGAAAGTATCGAGAAGCATATTGAAAAGGATAAAGAAATCCTTCAAGACCCTACAACTAATCCACAAATGCGTCGTCATATTGAAGGCGAACTGCATGAGCTAGAAGAATATGTAGAACATCATAAAAAAGAAATCGAAGATGGTGATCATCACGATCCCTCTTACTTAGAACTTTACTGCGATCAGAATCCCTCTGAACCTGAGTGCTTGGTATACGACGACTAATGACACTAGAAACAGGATCTCTATTTAATTCTGGTTTTTTAGGCAATCAATTCTCTTGGTGGGTTGGTCAGGTTGCTGACGATTCTGAGTGGAGAGACAATACTCTGCCTGGAAAATTTGAGGATGCTAATAGTATTCCTGGTTGGGGATTTAGATACAAAGTTCGTATCATGGGTCTCCATGATAAAGGAGAAGAATCTATTCCATCAGATCAGTTGCCTTGGGCAACTCTCATGTATCCAATCACTGCTGGTGGTGGACAGACAAATGCGAGCACAACTCCTGCAATCAGACAGGGTAATTTTGTTTTTGGATTTTTCATGGATGGACAGGACCAGCAGGTTCCTGTCATCATGGGTATTTTGGGTAACAATGCCCAGACCCCAATGGCAACTAAGATTGGGCAGACGGATACTAACTTTTCTGCGACGAGTGGATATGCAGATGGAAAAAATCCACCTCTAGGAAATGCCAAACCAACAGCTCCTGATGAAGGATTAGTTACTAAAAAACCATCAAATCCTCAAATAGCACAAGCACTTGCACCACCGCCACCAGGCACTAAGGTTAATAAATTTGGACTGAGACCTGATCAACCTCTTAGTGCAATTCCGGATGGTTTACAGGTTGCAAATGAAGCAAGAGAGAAAGCAAGAAACGAAGGTAAGTCTGTTCAGGAAGTAGAAGACGCCGCAATGCAAGCGGTGGCAGATCATGTTAAAAATTTAAGGAGACAACAACAATCTCCAACTACACCAAACACAGGTAATCCTACAAAAGAAAATCCAGATCCTCATCAACTATCTGCTGCTGATGTAAAACGTGAGACTAAACTAAAAGAATGTATTGTCGTAATGAAACCCGATGATATAGTTGGATCTGCCCTTAAAGCAATTCAAACAGTTCTTAATACCGTAACTGAAAAAATTAATTCATATCTCTCTGCAATATCAAGTTACATTGATGCTGTATCAAATACGATTTCAGACATACAAAAACTGATCAGTGATGCTGCCTGTCAGATTGCAAAGTATATGAAGATACTCTTTGATAAAGTCATGGAGTATGTATTGAAAGTTCTGAACAAAGCAATGACTAAGGTAGTTGCTGCGATGCCAACTCATATGAGATCTATGATGGCTGACATCAAAGAAAAACTGACGGAACTTATTTTGTGCTTATATGGTAAACTTACAAATAATATATGTGGATTAATTCAAGGTATTCTTGACGACCTTTTAAACTTTGATGATGCTGAGAGAAAGGCAAGAGAAAACGTAGATAATGTTCAGAATGATGAAATCAAAAGACAACCTTTTGTTGCTAGTTGTACGGCAGAAGATGTAGTTGGTCAAGCATTATATGCTAGTAAAACTGAAATTGATAGTGCAAATAATAATTTGGTTGATAATGTGAATGCCTTTTTAGATGATATTCAAAAAGAACTTGCCGGAGTTAGTGGTGCATTATCAGACATTCAATCTCTGATTGGTGGTATCGGTGGCAGTATCACAGCTGCACTATCGTTCAGTAATATTTCCCTGAATGTTTTTGGTTGTGAGTTATCACCAAACATTGCAGTCTCTGATAGTTATTGTCTGTCTCATGGAGGATCTGCAAAACCAGATACTTCATTACCAAGTGCCAAGTCGGTAGAAAATGCAACTAACAGAGAGAATGAAACTGCAAAGGGTAGACCACAAGAAACAGCATTTGCAGAACCACCTCCACAGACAGCAGATATTGATTTGAGAGATGGTTGATAAATATAAAGTATGAAGACAAAGTTTAGTCAATAATGTCATTCGATCTTTTCGGACCAGCAACAAGATGTGATATTAGGCTCGGATATATCGATCCTAATCAGGGGTTTGTTGATGGCCTGACTCTTAATGATGCTAATAAATATGCCAAGTTAAATCCTGGAACTACTTTTATTTTTAGAACCAGAGATAGAATTAGATTTTTAAGAATCAATGAAGTTAATAAGTTAACTGGAGATGATCTTACCCCGGATTCCTCTGCAGATGGAAGTGCTGGTTGTCAAGGTATAACTGGACTTGATATCTATGATGACGATAATAATATAAAACCTGAGGTATTTGTAGAGAGAAATCCTAGGGTTAGATTTTCTGGCGGTGGAGGTATTGGAGCAAAAGGTAATCCTGTTTTTGGTGATGACGGTAGCCTTCTTGCCGTTGATGTAATTGATGGTGGATGGGGATACCAATATGCACCTATCACTGAAATTTTTGACCCATTTGGGATTGGATCAGGTGCAGTGACTAGATCTATTATGATTGGGGATCCTCAATATCCCGATTGTAAATTCAGTAAAACTTTTATAACCTACGAGAATGAAGAGGACTTTGAAGAACCAGACCTGACTATATGTTCTCCAGAGTCTTCGGGTGGTTTTGGTAGAAGATATAATGCTGAGGGAGTTGACGTTGGACCATGGGATCCGACTGTATATGCTAACTTTGGTGATAGTCCTATAAAAGTAGAACTTCAGAGATATCAAGACTTCTTATTGTCATTGCAGGGTGGTCAAAAGATTAATATATCTGATAATATAATTCGTAATTGGTGGACAACAAGAAGATTTAGACCTCTTAGGGTTATATCTGCTAATAAAAGATCCAGAGTTGTTCATGAAGTAGATTACCCCGCGTGGAGTGAATTTATGAATCGCAATGCGGTTTCTCCAGTTCCTCCATCCAATGTCCCTGGAAGTGATTTTGCAGGTATAGAATATACAATGGAGTGGGAAGAAAACTTCCCTTATGATGGTACATATATTTTTAGATATCTTGCAGATAATATTGGTTCACTGTATCTTGACAATGAACTTCTAGGTAGCACTAAAAGATTCAAGGGTAATCCGGATAAAGTCAAAAAAATTATCAAAGCAGGTATTCATAAGATTAGATTTGATCTTGAGAATATTCCCATCTATGAAAAAGTTAAAACTCAACTTGACAAAGGTGGTTGTCCTAGTTTAATTGATTTTAAGATAACCACCGATGCTCAATTCGCAAACGGAATTAAAATTCCTGGTTTGAATATTGATTTTTCTAAGCGGTTTAAGGGAGACCAATTAAATGAGTCCTTCCAACGTGAGGTTGCACTTGGAAGAGAATATGATGTTGAAGTTACGAGTCCTCAAAGTAAGAATATCAGATTAAGAACTAGAGGTGAATCTGTTTTACAATTAGAGGAACTTGATGATAATGATTGGCAGGACTTAGTTTGTTCTGTTAGTTGTGGTAGATTTATCAAAATTAATGGGAATAAATGCAAACTTATTTTTGATGCACCACCCTCTCAAAGTAATTCAAGTAAATCGATTGAGGGTTCTGAAACTGCCGTTGTATTTGATACAATATCTTTTCAAAATAAAGCAGATAGAAAACTTTGGAGAATTGATCCAACGGCAGGAAGAGACGGGGATTTTATTAACAAGTATGGCATCCTCCCATTCAATCCAATAGGAGATGTTGCTAAAAAAGAAGATAAGGAAGGAGTTCACATTATCAGATGGGAATATGTAGACTTCCCCGTTAGTGGTAACTATACCATTGAAACTATGGTTGATGATGATGTCAATATCTTCATTGGCAACCGTTCTGGTGGTGGTAGAGCACACATAGGTAATGGACTGAGAGATATAAATGATGGTGGAGATGAGGTCATTATAAGAAAGAAAGGATTTCTTCCAGGAACTAGTATAGGAACTGGTAAGGATGTTCAAACTAGATACTTTGAAGCAGGTAAGTATAGAATTCGTGCAGAACTATTTCAACTTAGGGGATCACCGATAGCAGGAGGAAATCCTATGGCTCTTGCCATAAGGATTAAAACAACTTTTAGAGAAAAATCAATCATCTCTGCAAAATCTTGGAATGAAAATCCAATGGGTATTGCATTATCAATTGATGCTCCAATGCCACCTGTTCCACAAGAACCTAAACCAGTTCAAGAGGGTCGTTGTCCTAATAATCCAATATGGACTACAAGATTTCCTGGATCTTCACAAACTTGGTATCCTGTAACTCACCCCGCATGGAGTCCATTTACAAATAGGTTTGCAACATCTCCGGTTCCTCCACTAGGGACACCAGGATCTGATAATGGTGGACAGGTATTCAGAACAACGTGGGTTATTGAAGCACCATATGAAGGGTTCTATGGGATGAAGGGAACTGTTGATAATAGTGGTAGAATTCTTATTGATGACAATGAAATTTTAAGGGGAGGATATTTTGCTGGAGCATCATTCAGTGGACAAAGAACTCTTGAAAATTTTAGATCAGAGACCCCACAAGTAGTTAAGTTTCCCCTTTCAGAAGGAAAGCATACCATCACAGTAGAGGTAGAAAATCAAAAAACGGATACATTCAAAACAGTCAAGAAGAAAATTTTTAGTACTGCAGATTGGACTGCACCTACTAAAGTAGTAAGAAGAAATGACGAAGTTGAGTTTAGAATCACATCAGATGCATCATTTAAAAATGGTATTGAACTTGTTGGTGAGTTTAAATATGAAAAATCTTTTGGAAAAACACAACTTAATGAAAGAGTTATTAAATCACTAGAAGTTGGAAAAGTTTATAATGTAATTTTTACCAGTGACCCTGGAACTAAGAAAGGTGAGATTAGATTAAGAGGTGCTGGTCAAAATGTAGTTCAAATGGAAGACTTTGATGACTTTGATTGGTCAGATATTGTTTGCACTGCATCAAAAGGAAGATTTTATGATTTCCAAGGGGGCAAATCTACAGGAAGATGTAAATATATTATTGAGGGCCCTGCTTCAGTTTCAGGTGGAACTGGTAGTGGTACTGCAAAAGATGGTGTAACATACGAAGGACCACGTATCACAAGTTATAGGAAAGGATTTCTCTCTCCGGTGTTTTCAGAATTGTTTGCACCTACAGAGGAGATTCAAGGAAAAACTTGGGTTATGAAGTGGCATAATGTAGACTTCCCAAAATCTGGCAGATATAATATAGTGGCAGAAGTTGATGACTCTGTTGATATTTTCATTGATGGAGAAAGCATAGGAAGAGCAACACTATCTAAAGGAAATGTGGGGAACATTGTAAATAACATAGACTTTACTGCAACAAAAGGGAAGAGAACTGTTGAATTAAGACTTAACAATCTTCGTTTTCCTAACACATCTTTCCAACAAAATCCAACTGTTCTTAGATTAGAAATCACAACACCTGTAGATGTCTCGACAGGAATTAGCAAACCATGGAGTGATAACCCTGTCGGCGTATCAGCAGTTCTAATTCCTCCACCTTGTCCAAAAGAAATTGATGGTAAGGGAAGAGTTTGTAGAGTTGTTGTTGATGATCCAGGAAATGGATATCCTAAACCACCAGATGGAGGGACGGCAGCATCTACTTATCCTGCTACAATTAAACTTGATGGTGTTGAGATTATCAACCCCGGTATAAATTACAATTGTGGTGTAGATAGACTCGTAATGGAACCAAACAATGGAGTTAAACTCACTTATGACTGTGATACTTTTGGTAGAATCATTAATGTTAATGTAGAACCAGAAACTCCTGACGGAACTTATGGTGCTGGACCACCTGACGGAGGCCCAGCATCAATCATTCCTCCATTTGGAAGAGGGTTTACAAGACAACCTGAAATTAGAATGATCACTGATACTGGAATTAATTTCCAAGCAGTTCCAAGATTTGTGGTTGAAAGAGATCCAATTGATCCTGATATTTTACCTGAACAAATCCTCCAAGTCACAGACCTGGTTGGACTTAAACAAACTGGATTTATCTTTGGTCGTCCATACTACGGACAAGTATTCTATAGAGAGGGTGTTCGTTATGCAGGTGTATACGAAACACCTGGACAACTCATACAGGTTTATGATACACTACAAGAGAGTATTAATGCAGAGGTAACCACACCTCCATCTGCAATTCTCAGACAGGGTACTGATATTCGTAGTAATAATCCAAGACTTAATATTCCAGGATCACCTGAAAATCTATCTTAAATAATATAAAAAATGTCAGCACCATCCTCAAAAAATAAAGTTAATGATAGACTAAGGTCTAATCTAGATGCCAATAATGATGGTGTCATTTCAGAACAGGAAGCAATAGCTTTTAATAATCAGGCAAATCCAACAGATTCTGCAAAGAATAATTATACTGGCATTAGATATGGAAATGATCATGGGTCTTGTTCCTTTGGTCATATCCATAAACCTGCCGATGTGACTGCAGGAATTTTGCTCCAAGCAAAAGATGGGCGGCATTCTTTTTTCATGGATAATGATGGGCAACGAAAAGGTTGGACATCATGTGTTAGCCCTGGAAATTATCAGGTTACTTGTGGTGAGGACAATGAAGAAGCACAGGACTCTATGTTCCTTCACGCCTCTAATGGTAACATCGTTGTTCTTGCAACAAATGGAAAACTCAGATTACAAGCAACTGATATTGAATTAGTTGCAGTCGGTGAAGGTGGATCGAAGGGCAACATTAAAATGACTGCCACTGAAAACGTAAGCATTGATTGTAAGAAATTTCAATTTAATGCGAAAAATTACTATAAACTATGCACATCTGGTAAGGCAGACATCGTTGCTAATAGTTGTATGAATCTTTATGGGTCCATAATCAAAGCAGTCACTGATGGATGTGCTCTTAAAGATTCAAAGAACAATCTGCAAAGAATTCAACAAGAAAATCAGGGGTAAAAATGGCATTTCATGTAGACGACTTAGTTATTGGTGGACAGATGAAAGACGGATCGGGTATCTGTCCTGCCACTGGAGAAGGACCCACTAAAATTAATGGTTCCACAATGATTGAGGGTCCTGTTGTAATGGGAAACCCCACAACATATCCTTTCCCATACGGATGCCTTAATATTGCACCATTGACAAACAGTGATGTTATTATACCCCCATTTGTTCCGGGTGCATTAATTAGAGGTCTTTCTAATCCATACTCTCTTGCGGTGGTTGGAGATGCTGCAATATTTGATAACCTTGATGTTGCATTACGAGTTCAATCTGGAAATGAAATAGTTGCTCAAGGACATGTGGTTTCTTATGCTCCTGGAGTTGGTGGTCCTCCACATTATCTTGCTGCAAAGAAGAACTTTGACATTCCACACCCAACTAGAGAGGGATGGAGACTTAGACATACTTGTCCTGAAGGACCATCTAATGATGTGTATGTAAGAGGTAGAGTTACTAATAAGAATGAGATTATTCTTCCTACATATTGGAAAGAATTAGTTGATTGGACTACAATTACAGTCAATCTAACTTCAATTGGAGCACATCAAAATGTGATTGTGAAAAGAATTGATGAAGAGAAAGTTTATCTTCAAGCACATGGAGGTATGCCAATCAATTGCTTCTATCATATATACGGAACTAGATCTGATGGAGAGAGACTCATTCCAGAGTATAAAGGTGAGACACCAGCAGATTATCCAGGAAACAATGATGAATATTCTGTTTCCGGATACCATTACGATAAAAGGGAGGTTTAATTATGTCATCAATGGAATTTGTTCCTGGCGGTAATTCGGGTCAAAATTGTGGCGAAGTCGACGCCTCCTGGGGTCAACCATCTCCAAGTTATCACTATATTTCTAAAGGAAACGCAGATCCAGATAGTTATCCAGAGGAAGTATGTCCTCCCTGGTATCACTCCACAGCGCAGATTGATGGACTTAAAATAAACAGCCCAGGAATTACTGGATCTGGAAATATTGTCATCAGTGGTGGGGTAACTGCATCAGAGGTTACTGCAGGTGGAATTACCCTCACATCAAGAAAACCATTTGATATTCCTCACCCAACCAAGAAAGGCCATCGTCTCCGTCATGTTTGTTTAGAAGGGCCGGAGTCTGGTGTTTATTATAGAGGTAGATTGACTGGTCAAACCATTATTGAATTACCTGAATATTGGAGAGGTTTAGTTGACCCAGAAACAATTACAGTAACTTTGACTCAAATTGGATCATCACAAGATTTAATTATTGAAAGAATTGAGTGGGGAACCAAAATTATAATCAAGTCTGGAAATGGAACTGGTATTGATTGTTTCTATTTGGTTCATGCGGAGAGAAAAGATGGTGAAAAGTTGATTGTAGAGTATGAGGGCACGACCATTGATGATTATCCTGGAGACAACTCAATATACAGTATCAATAAGTAGGTTGACACCGTGTCTCATGTGCCCTATAATAAGCAGGTAATCAAATGAACCCCATGCAAGACGATTTCCTTTCCCGTTGCGTTGTTGACCCAGTAGCACGTAAATTCTACCTGTACTCTGAACAAGGTGATGAGCGTGTGGTAGACTGTGAAACCGTGGAACAGTTTATGTCAGTTCTTGAGCTCGTCCGTGATAAGTGTGATGATGATGTCCTTGCGTATGCTGACCCTGCCTGAGGGAAAATCGACTTTTAATTCCAAAAAAGGCGGAAAAAAAATTCCGCCAAAAAATCGCCCTATTACCTTTTTCAGATGGATCACTCATCCTATCTTTACAAAGAAATTTTAAAGTGCTACGAATATGAGACCAGAAACCCGTCAATCTATGGAAATGTTATTCGCTGCGAAGTGGAACTTACCAAAGGCAGCAAACAACTGCAACTTGACCTTAAAAGAGATGATGATAACTTTTAACGAGTATTGCAATTTTCATCCTCCGGTTTATAATGAGGCAGGTGAACTGGTTGATTGATTTTTTGGGAGTGTGGCGGAATCGGTAGACGCACCAGACTTAAAATCTGTTGAGAAATATCTCGTGGGGGTTCAAGTCCCCCCACTCCTATACCCTAAATATAGTGGGGTAAAATAGAAACCCATGAAATACCACATAGACACGAAATATGCTTGGTATGACCATGAAGGAGAACATCTAGTACTACTATATTTAATTCAAAACACACCATTCACTTTTGATGAACTCCCAGAACTTGCTAAGCAAAATCCAAGCGTAATACAACTAGCAAACTCACATCCAAGGGTAACTGCGGAAGACTTGTATAGAGCATCAATGTATTTGATGATGGAAGAGTGCCATCCAATGATGTATGAATTAGAATTAGAAAATCCTGAATTATTGCCTGTAGACTAATGGTTATTAACTTATGGTATAATAAAGCAATGAAAGAGTGGAGATGGACACTCACAGAAACAGGCCTGATGGATCAACATTCTGGCACTCAGGAAGAACTCCGTGATGCCATGAATGATGTTGCAAACACCGTAGAATATATACTTGACAACGAGTTAGAAGAAGAGTAATATATAAAGGTGTGAAGGAAGTGCGAAAAGGGTGACCTCTACAAGGTTGCCCTTTTTTCGTTTGATAAATAATCCTAACAGAACTTATAGTGCTAATAAGATGGGTCTTTCCAGATTAGATAATTTTCTTAAGTCTTCCAGAGGAACGATTCTTTACGTGAATCCTAATGATTTGGATTCTACTGATAGTATAGAAAATCAGGGCAATTCGTTGACTCGCCCATTCAAAACTATTCAACGTGCGCTGATTGAATCTGCGAGATTTTCATATCAACGTGGTCTGAATAATGATAGATTTGGAAAAACCACAATTCTCATTTATCCAGGTGAGCATACTGTAGATAATAGACCCGGATATATTCCAGATGGAATTAATAATTTTAGAACAAGAGCAGGAGCAATTGCTAATGACCTACCTCCATTCGATTTAAACACTAATTTAAGTTTAGATTCTGCTGATAATGAATTATTCAAACTTAATAGTATTCGTGGTGGTGTAATCGTTCCAAGAGGAACTTCATTAGTTGGTCTGGATCTCCGTAAGACAAAAATTAGACCCAAGTATGTCCCAGACCCAGAGAATGATAATATTGAAAGATCTGCATTATTCAGAATCACTGGTGCTTGCTACTTCTGGCAGTTCACTATGTTTGATGCAGACCCTAATGGAGTTTGCTATAAAGATTACACAAAGAACCAATTTGTCCCCAACTTCTCTCACCATAAACTTACCTGCTTTGAGTATGCAGATGGTGTGAATAATGTAGAAATTAATGATACCTTCCAACAGTTTTCGACAAATCGCACTGATTTGGATATGTATTATGAAAAAATTAGTTTGATTTATGGACAATCTTCTGGACGTGCAATTTCTCCAGATTATCCAAGTTCTGGTCTTGATATTCAGGCAAAGATTGATGAATTCCGTATCGTTGGTTCTACCGGAGCTGACGTTGGTATTTCTAGTATTAAATCGGGTGATGGCGTAACTTCAACTACTACTATTACTGTAACTACATCCTCTGCTGTGTCTGGACTTGATGTAGATACTCCATTCCGTGTTAGTAATGTTACTGCTGATGGATATAGTGGTCAGTTTGTTGTATCTGAAAAAGTAAGTAGCACAGAGGTTAAATATCAAGTTCAAAATGCACCATTAAATGCACTACCATCAGTTACAGGTGCTAAATTAGCATTGCAATCAGATACTGTTACTTCAGCATCTCCTTATATCTTTAATATCTCATTGCGTTCCGTATTTGGAATGTGTGGAATGCATGCCGATGGTAGCAAAGCCACTGGATTTAAATCCATGGTTGTTGCACAATTTACTGGTATTGGTCTACAAAAAGACAATAATGCATTCGTTAAGTATAATTCAACTACAGGAACATACGAAGATAATTCAGTATCCGGAAATGCTAATTTGAGCAATGACTCAAGGGCAGTTTATAAACCATCGTATAAAAACTTCCACGTTAAGTGTTCTAATAATTCAGTTATCCAGGCAGTTTCTATCTTTGCTATCGGATATGCAGAGCACTTTGTATCTGAAAGTGGTGGTGACCAGTCAATTACTAACTCCAACTCCAACTTTGGTGCAAAAGCACTTATTGCAGACGGATTTAGAACAGATGCATTTACGCAAGACGATCAAGGATACATTACACACATTCTTCCACCAAAAGAAATACCTCTAACTGAAACTGCGATTGAATTTGATGCTATTGATGTTCATAAAACAGGTGATGCTCCAAATGTTGGTGTTGCTTCAACAGGCAATTTGTATCTGTATGGAAAGACAAATAAGGATGTTCCACCAGAAAATGTTATTGATGGATTTAGAATTGGTGCAAGAAACAATGATGAACTTAAGGTTCTTGTATCTTCTGCAGGATCTGTAACTGAATATGGCGCACGTATTGTGATGCCAAACTCTCAGTCAAGTTCTGAGAAAGTATTCACCGTAAACAGAGGTGCGACCGGTATTAATAGTATTGGTGTTTTCAGTGCCGGTGGTGCAGCAAATGTCATTTCTCTGACAGCAGATCATAGTTTCTTAGATGGAGAATCTGTTAGAGTAATTAGTGATACTGGTCAACTTCCTGATGGTCTTGAATCCAATACTGTTTATTTTGCTATAGCAAATGGTTTGGATGCTGCAAATATAAAACTTGCGAAGACCTTTAATGATGCATTAAGTGGAACTGCACTTCCTATTAATGAAAAAGGTGGTATTCTTAAAATTGTAAGTAGAGTAACGGATAAAAATTCAGGTGACATTGGTCACCCAATTCAATATGATGGTGATAATTCTCAGTGGTATATTAATGTATCTACCGCATCAAGTGATAATACTTTATTCCCTATTATCGTTGGAGTTGGATCAACTGGCTTTGGTGAGGCAACTCCAAGAACTTTCTTCACCAGAAGGTCTGATAGTAGAAACTCAGTAGATACTCTTTATAGAGTAAGATATGTTGTTCCAGCATCTTCTGGAGTGGGAACGGCAAGACCTCCAGTAGAGGGATTTGTTGTTCAAGAATCAAACGCTACCACAGGGATTGACAATGCTGAGATTCAAACTTACTTTGGTTCTGGATCTATTGCCAATATTAATCAACAGAGAAACTTTAGATTCATTGCAGACGCAACTTGGTCAAATAATGTAGTAAGTGTTGTAACTGAACTTCCTCACCAATTAACTATTGGATCTAAAGTCCAACTTGTAAATATAACCAGTGCAAATAACACCACTGGTGCTGGTAATTCTGGATTTAACTATACGGCAGACGTAACTGGAATTACCAGTGCTAGGATGTTTACTCTTGGTATTGGAACAGATCCAGGTGCCTTTACTAATGACACTTCCACAAGAACTACAGCACTACCACACTTCAGAAAGAAAGAGTATGAAGATAGTCTCTACATCTACAGAACTGAAGAAGCACAAAGGTATGTGACTGGCGAACAAGATGGTGTTTATTATATCACTCTTGTAGACGCCACTGAAAAACCAACAGTTTCTCCTTTTAATAATGAAAAATACTCTCAACCAGTAAAACAATTATTCCCACAGATTCAAAGAGATGATCCAGAATCTGATCCAGAAGCATCACGTTGTTTCGCAAGATCTGCTCTGATTGGTGACGTTGTAATTAACGACCCAAGAAAGAGTATTACAAAAGAGGCACTGAACAAATACTTCAAGGGAACTGATGTTGGTGTAGGTATCACTGAGATTCAATCACGTATTGGAACTGCACATACTATTAATACCACAATTGATCACGGTCTCAACAGAATTATAACCGTAGGAATCACAAGTGCTGGTGCAGGATATGGTGCAGCAGACTCCACATTCTATAACGCAACCCTGGTTGGAACTGGATATTCTGATGTAGGCAAACACGCTACGGCTAAGATTACTACTGGTTCTAGTGGTGAAATTACTGCTGTCACCATCATGGATGGTGGTAGTGCTTATGGAATCGGTAATTCACTATTTGTTAGTGGTATATCTACTTTCGCTGGTTTCTCCTCTGCTATTGTTACTGTAGATGCAATCTATAGTAATGTTGGAGATACTCTGAGAATTGCTGGAGTAAATTCAGAAGGATATGCTGGTTACAATCAACTGTATAGAATTACTGACATCCCTGTAGGTGGTGCAAGTTCTATCACGGTTTCATCTGCATCTTCTGTTGGAGGATTTACAACTACTGGTATTGGTGCAACTAATGCAACTGGTGCTTTCATTCAACTAACTGGCGAATCAATTGGAATCACAAGTCTTACTTTTGATAGAAATTCTGGTATTGCCACCGTTGCAACCAGCAATAGACATGGATTAGCAGTTGATACAAAAGTCACATTCACTGGTGCAACCGGAGCAGGTGCTAATGTATATAATGGATCATTTATCGTTAAGGAAATTATCGGAGCTGGTGGAACAGGATTCTCCGTTCAAATTGGTATAGGAACCACTGATCCGGAAGTTGCTGGAACTCTATTTGCCTTCAGAGGTGGATTAACTTCTAACGATGGTGTTATCACTACTGATAATGAAAATCTTAACGGTAGAATGACCCCGACATATGCGGGTATTACAACCACTCTATCTGCAGCAATGGTTAATGCAATCACAGATGAGATGAGTCTTCTGAATGTTTCTAAACTTGATGTTCGCATCGGTGATTATTTGATGATCGAAGATGAGTTGGTCAGAGTTAAAACTACCGTCTCTGGAAATCCAATAAATGTGTTCCGTGGAGTTCTTGGAACCAGACCAACAACACACCTAATCAATAGTGTTGTAAGAAGAGTAAGAGTTGATCCAATTGAACTTAGAAGACACTCTATTAACAGAGCATCTGGACACACATTTGAATATGTTGGATTTGGTCCTGGTAACTACTCTACTGCTTTACCTGATAGACATGATCGTTCTATCGGAGCACAAGAAGAATTACTCTCTCAGTCAACTAAACGTCAGGGTGGAATTAACTTCTACACTGGTATGAATGATAGAGGTATTTCATTCTCTGGTAATAAAAAACTTAGCACGATTACTGGTAGAGAGGAAATCTTTGACACTCCATTCCAAACCATTGAAGGTGAAGACATTAGTGTAGTTCCAAGTTTGAATATTGTTACTCCTGTTGAAGCAACTATTGCAAGATCAATTCGTGTTGAAGGTGGAACTGACAATAAAGTTTCATCTCAATTCAATGGTCCTGTTATCATTAACAATAAAGTAACCGTTAATTCACCTAAAGGGCTTGAATCTAATAATATTTTCCTACAGGGTGATGCCACTATTTCTAGAAAGTACACTGTTGGAATTGCAACACCAACTCTTGCAGGAAACCCAGGTGACTTAGTTTACAGTGCTAACCCAACTGATGGTGGATATGTTGGTTGGATCTATAGTGTTCAAAATGATTGGCGTCGTTTTGGTGCAATCAGTCTTCAAACTGATTCAAATGTCATGATCTTCGATAAGGTTGGTGTTGGAACCACTGGACCTGGTGAAGCAACCTTTAAGGTTGGTGCCGGACTAACTCAAATGTCAGTTGATGGTGATGGTGTAGGTATTGGAACCACAGCAAATGGTAAGAAACTTCGCGTCTTTGGTGAAGTTGAAGTTGGTAATATTAATGCCACAGGAATTGTTACTGCTGCAAGTTTTGAAGGCGATGGTTCAAGTCTCACAAATATCAATCTTTCTGCTGCTGGTTGGACAAATACAACAGATGGTGTTCTTTACAATACTGATCTTGGATCTGTTGGTATTGGAACTTCTGCGGGTAGTGTTAATCTGACAGTTGGCGATAGACATGAAAATGTAGGTGCAGGTTTAAGTGTAAGTCTTCTTGTTCACGGAAACTCAGTATTCTCTGGACTTGTGACTTGTAGAGACTTTATTCCAGTTGGTGTTATCACTGCAACCTCATTTGATTTTGATAATAGCACAACCGGTAGAATCAATGTTGGTTTTGCTACAGTCGCAACTCTGAATGTTGGAACTGGTGGAACAATCATTACATCAACCAATTCACTTGGTATTGGTTCCATCGGTATCAGCTCTACAGCACCTCAGGCAACACTTGATATTGATGGACATACGTTCTTTAAGACTTATTCTGAAAGAACCAAGGATCTTGATATTTCTGCAAATGTTGTTACCATTGATCTCTCCGTGGCACAAACATTTACTTTAACTGCAGATGCTGATGTTAATCAATTTACTCTGACAAATCTACCAATCAAGTCAACTTCGTTCTCAATTAAAGTTGCACAAGATTCTACAGGAGGTCGTACTATAGATATAGATGACTTCAAGACTTCTGGTGGTGCTGCCATCCCAGTCTTCTGGCCTGGTGGAGTTGTCCCAACACCAACGACAACTGCAAGTAGAGCAGACATTTATTCATTCAAAATCTTTGATGGTGCAGATCCAACAACCACAGGCATCTATGGTGTCGTAGGTGGTCAAAACTTCCAAAACTGATAAAACATGGAAAATAATTTCTTCCGGAGAATCCCGACAGACCTGGACCTGAACGGTCCAGTTCTTGCATACACCACTCAACCATCTAATGCAACTGGTGATAAAGATGCATCAGTAACATTTACGGTTGCAGCAGAAGCAACATTTCCGGGTGATACTGGTGCTGAAGATGGTGGAGCGGTTACATTTCAATGGTTTGAAGATGATGGAACTGCTCTATCAAATGGTGGTCAGTTTTCCGGAGTAACCACATCAACACTTACCGTAAGTGGTTTAAGAACACCTCTGGATAACGGAAGGAAGTTTTATTGTGAGATAAGTTATTCCGTAAATGATGAGTATGGCACTGTACAAAGTGGAACTGGTGTTGGAATTAATGCACCTCTCAAATCTGACGAGGCAACTCTTTCTGTAAATCCAGAACTTGAGATTGTCACACAACCAACTAGTAGAACTGTTGGTAAAAATATTCCTGCAACATTTAATATTGGTGCTAGTTTAACTGATGCCTCATACTTGAGTGATGGTGCTATTACATATCAGTGGTATGTTGGACTCGGAAATGCTACTCCCACGTTAGTGACTGATGGAACAGTCACAACAACAAATATTAATACCTCAACTGTTACTAGCATAGATGAAGATATCGTTACTGAAGTTGAGACTTTTACTGTGAGTGAAAGTTTTGGAGTTGGAACTCATTCAGTAGATATTCCATCAACTGCAGTTAATGTAAGTTTTACACTTGGAGGTGCTACTGGTGCTGGAGGTGGTAATGACGCAGGTGCTGATGCTGCTGCTGGTGGTCATGGTAGGGTAGGAAAATTTACAATACCAGATGCTAAGGCACAAGGGCAACCTTTAGAATTTAAACTTGGGCGTAGAGGCAATCAAGGTGGAGATGGAGGTCAAAGTACAGGTGGTGCTGGAGGAACAGGTGGCGCTGGATCTGGTGGCCGTGGTGGTGGAGCAGGTAACCGTGGATGGTCTGGCGGTGGCGGTGGTGGAGGATCTTCTTCTAGTGTTACTCGTAGTGATGGTGTTGTTCTTGCGGTTGCTGCTGGTGGAGCAGGCGCAGGTGGC